TACTTGCCCCTGGTGGCGAATTAGTCATTATCACGTTGTTATTCCCTGACGGGAATAACCAAGCATTTCAAATTATTGATGATGCAGTAAATCAGGGAGTGTTTGTGAGTCCCGATGGTTTTGTCTACGCCGATCCGTTCCTGCTTCTTACGCAACCTCCAGAGCGATTGCCATTGAGCTTGCAGGATAAGTATATGGCTACTGACATGAGCACCCTTGAGGGCAACTTTGTGGTGAAGAAAACAGTGACGGGCAAAGAACTCACCCGTGCTTACATCCCTCCGAACAAGCATTCCAATATCAATCTGACAAGTATTTATGATTTGGTGCGCGAATCAATCACCACCGAATATGACAGCAAGTTTGATTTTCCCGTTGTCAATGAAGACTATCAGGTTGTCAGCATTGCGGGTAATGGCGTTATCACACTGGATCGCAAGCATACGCTTGAAGCTGGTTTCCGCTTTGTAGTGAATAACCAGACTTATTATGTGAGAAGCGCTGAGGGCGAATTTACGTTGACTATCGCCGCTTCTCGCAATGGCTCATTGCTTGCACCTCCAAATATTCCGTTTATTGCGCCAGCGTATGCACGAGGCTTCTATGACGTTGTCATCAACGCGGCAGTGGCATCTCGCGCCCGCCCCATCCAACAAAGCGTGGTAGTATTTGCTGCACGCCGCGTAGAAGATGGCCTATTAACGACAAATCTTGGAGAACAGAATGCTCAATGGATGAGAGCATCGAACTGCACAACAACCAATTCCTATAATGTGGTGAGCCCTGTGCCTGAAGTGAGGGCATTCCTTAACTATGGCATGCGATAAACATGGCAGTTGGTAGCGACATTGTCAATCTGACAGGCGAGGGACTGCCAGATCAATTGATTGACCGTGCCTATGCATTTTGCATTGGCACTCAACTTCTTCAAACGCCATCGTTTGACCCTCGTAACGGCAAACTGCAGTTCAAGGTAAGCCCTGATCTCCTAAGGGTGGGAGTGTCTGGCAACTCGGCGCCGACAACGGCGCTAGGCCTCGCCACGCGAGCGAATGTATCCTCGTTGTCTGCATGGCAGTCATCTGGTGAAGTGTCAGATGATGGTCGTCAATATGGCATCTACTCCATTGGCTTCGCTGAGAATGTCAACAATGGAACGCTGGTAAATGTCACTGCTGCTGGCGAATCAATTGCCAGTGTTGCCAAAAATCGCATTGGCAGCGGCGTAAGCATTGCTTTTGACACATTTCAAAGTGCAGCTCACGGGTATGGAGTGGGCGATGCAGTGGTTATTTACAGCGGCAATACGCCAGCCCCGCTGCAGAGTGGCGTTACTTACTATGTCATCCCTTCGGGCACTGACTTGTTCAAGCTCGCGGAAAGCCGTGCTGCTGCCATTGCTGGTAGCGGCATTGATATCACTGTTAGTGGCGGCCCCGTCTACCTGCGAAGTAATGACGCTTGGGAACTTCGCCGCAATGGTCTAAGCGGCGCAGTCACTGTTTATCGCAATGACTTTCTCATCTATACTTATAGTGGCACTACTCTAGAGTCTTTGCGGCCCTTCTTCTGGACCAGGGAAAAGTCTGCGAGTGCTACCATACCTGTATTCAAGGAAATCAAAGTTAGCGGGGCTTCCTAATCAATGGCTCAGAGCAGACTCATCACGGATCTTGTTGAGCTGATCCAGCCCAACAATGATGATATTTTTGTCATTGTTGACAACACATCGGATCCCACGCTTTCTGTTACTAAGAAGATCAAATATTCGTCTCTGAAGGAAAGCCTTCAAGACATGATCGACGTGCTGTTTTCAGCAGGCAGTGGCGTCGATTTAAACTACAACGATGCTGGTAACACTGTGACTATCACAGTGCTGCCAGACACGACAGTTCAGAAATCCATCTATAGCAATAGTGGAACAACTGTTGGCACCCGTCAACAGCTCAATGTAGTGCCCGGTGCTGGTGTAACCATCAGTGGCATTGACAATTCCGCTGCTAACCGCGTTGATCTGACGGTTAATACCACCAACGTCTCCACTGCCACCAACCTTGCCGCAAACGGTTCGCACGCAACCATCATCCAAGCAGTGAATACGCTGGTTGATGGCACCAAGGATGTGCGAGTGCGTTCTATTGAGGCTGCTAGCAGCAAAGTGGTTGTCGCCACTGGCTCCACTGGCAATAGCGTCTCGCTGGATGTCAATCCTGGGCAGATCAATATCAACAGCCTGCAAGTGGGGCAACCTTTGGCTGTTGCGCTGGGTGGCACTAATGCCACCACGGCTTCTACTGCCCGCGCAAGCCTTGGCGCCGCCGCTCGCGGCGACAATAGTGACATTACAAGCATCACTGGCCTGACCACTGCTCTCTCCCTGTCTCAGGGTGGTACTGCTGGCACCACTGCTCAAGCTGGCCTGTTCAACCTTGAGGGCGTTTCGTCGGCCGTTAATGTTGGCTCTACTGGTCAATCGCTGATTGTCAACGGCAAAGCAGCAGTTGCTGGCGAATACCGTGTTGAACTAAAGAGTATCCGCCCTGGCTCTTCTAAGGCAAGTATTACAACTGTCGGCCAGGAAATTGTTGTTGACGTTAATCCAAATAATGTTCTAAATGCTGCTTCGCAAAACGTCAATCTCAATAACTTCCGCATCACAAACCTTGCGCCTCCCGTTAGCGCAACTGATGCTGCCACAAAGGAGTATGCAGACTCTGTTGCTCAAGGCTTGACGCTAAAAGAGGCTTGCGTTGCTGCCTCCACTGCCAACTTTTCTGGCACCTATTTTAACACAAGCGGCGCTGTTAGCGCCGTTGATACTGGCGCAGATACTCTCACTATTAACAACCACTCGTTCAATACTGGCGAGCGAGTGTATGTGACTTCGACTGCCACTGTTCCTGGTGGCCTCGCTGCTGGCGTCGAATACTTTGTCATCAATACTGGCGTCAATAGTATTAAGCTTGCCACTACAGCAGCTAACGCTGCTGGCGGCACTGCCATTGACATTACTAGCACTGGTTCTGGCACAATCACTGTTAGCCACACGCTTTATCTATTGGCTGGAGCCAACGGCGCCCTGACTCTTGATGGGGTGACGATTGCGCAAGGTGATCGCGTTCTGATTAAGAACCAATCCACCGCTACGCGAAACGGTATTTATGTGGCCACTGACGAGGGTGCGGCCAATCGCCCCGCAGTGCTCACTCGCGCCGACGACGCCAATAGCAGTGCCGAGTTAAGCGCTGGTAGCTTCACCTTCATTATCGATGGCACCACGCAAGGTGGCATCGCTTACGTGCAGGTGAACGATGCTCCCATCCTTGACGTGGATGCCATCAACTGGACGGTGTTTTCGTCCAGCGCTATTGCTCCCAATTCAGTTGGCAATGATCGCCTTGTACAAATTGCTCAAGCAACGATCAAAGGTCGCGCTGCTGGCGCTGGTACTGGCGACGTAGGGGATCTCACTGCCAATCAGGTGGTGACTATTGTGAATACAGCCACTACCGCTATTGATTGTGGCACCTATTGATCACGGTCATTTTCATCTTTTCATCTTCTAATTAACAATGGCTGCTCAAATTCCCATTCACAACCTTCGCAGCGGGACCGCCGATAAGCGGCCCGCTGCTTCTGGCCTTGCATTTGGCCAGATTGCTTTGAATTACAACGAAACAGATCCTGCCGTCTATCTGCGTGGCCATAGTGATGGCCTCGTAAAAGTGGGGCCTGTCTACGTTGGCACCACTGCTCCAAATGCCACCCCTGCTAGCGGCGGGGCTTCTGGCAACACTCGTGGCGAGCAGTGGCTGGATACTACATATGGTGATTATGTGACGAAGGTGTATGACGGGGCAGTATGGCGCTCTCCTGTTATCACCAGCTCGCTCATCAAGGCTGGCACCATTGTTGATAGCAATATCAACGCTTCTGCCGCTATTGCACTGAGTAAGCTCGATACTGGCGCTCTGCCTAGTGGTATTACGGTTGATAGCAGCAATATTACCAATGGCAGCATTGTCAATGCTGACATTAGCGCTTCTGCCGCCATCTCTCTAGCAAAGCTTGACACGGGTGCTCTGCCTTCTAGCATCACTGTCAATAGCGACAATATAGTTAACGGCAGCATTGTTGATGCAGATATCAACAGCTCCGCCGCTATCGGCCTGAACAAGCTTGCTTCTGGTGCTTTGCCTGCTGGCATTACAATTACTAGCAGCAATATTACAAACGGCACGATTGTTGATGAAGATATCAATACTGGCGCTGCCATTCAAGACATAAAGCTTGCCACCATTTCTACTGCTGGCAAAGTAAGCGGTGGTTCGATTACCAGTGGCACTATCGGTGGCTCCACTGCAGTCAATACCAGCGGCAATATTGCCACGACAGGTGGGATGGCCGTTGGCCAAAGCTCCATTGCAAATAACACTGATTTTGATTTGAATGGTGCGTTTGCACAAACAGTGCAGACAATCGGTGCGCTTGATATTGATTGCTCAAATGGCAATTACTTTATCAAGACCATCAGTGCAAATAGCACGTTCACTTTTAGTAACGTGCCTCCATCACGCGCTTATAGCTTTATTCTTGAACTCACTCATACATCGGGAACTGTTGGCTGGCCCGCTGCTGTCAAGTTTCCTGGAGATGTAGCGCCAGCATTAACAACTGGCAAAACACATTTGTTTATGTTTGTCACCGACGATAGCGGCGCTCGCTGGCGCGGTACTGCGCTTGTAGACTACGTCAACTGATATCGGAGATTTTTAATGGATCCGAGTTCAAGGTTATTG